ATTAATAGTTAATTCAAAGTCAGTGGGGTCTGCGCCCGCACTTGAATTTGAGTGTGTAATAATATCTTCTAATAAATCTGATGTATCGTTTGATACGCCAGTTTTCAAATATGCTGTCATTTCACCTGAAATTACTCTTTGTCCTGTAAAGTGACCACAAGGGTTATTTACAACACCTAAAGATTCAGGAGTTAAGAAAGTAATATTATTAGAAACAGTTAAAGAACCACCAGTTAAAGCTAATGTATATGTATTTGAATAATCAGTACCAGACTTACCAACTATAGATACCGTTGATAATTTATTTCTAATACAGGCCTGAGTTCCTGTGGGTGCTGGTAAGTAACCCACCGCACCAGTTGGGAAACCTGAATCTAACCAGTCTCCTGCCGCATTCGTCAACATATTATCTAATACAGTTAAATCGCCACCATCGGTTACTTCAGTAACACTAGTGCCAAATCCGCCCCATGTAATAGAAGCTATAGCATCAATAGAGAAATCTATTTCAGCAGTATCTACAACTGCACCTGAAACATGATACCATACAGGACTAGTACTAGTACCTAAGTTAAATATTAGAGATAACTCTAATAGTATATTTGTGTTAGATTGATCGAAATCAATCGCTAAACCACCAGAACTACCTTCATTTCTAGTAGATGCTCCTGTAACTCCACCATCTGCATTGGTAGTAATACTACTTGTTGGTTTACCCGCTAATGCTTCCCATAAGATTCTTTCTACAGCATCAACTTCTGTGTTGAGTGTATTGAATCGTGGGCGCATATAAGCTTGTAAGCTCCAGTCTACTGGCTCGATGGCCGTAGTGAAAACTTGTTGTCCTCTAACTGGGGTCTCTCCTGCTTCACTTATTTCAATTTCTTGAGTTGCAGTGTTAGCTGTAAAGTTAAACCCATCTAGAATAGGGACTTCCCAAGTATTTGCGTTAGTAACTAGTGCAACCGTTGCACTAGTTGAAACGTATAACTTGGCGTTTCGTGATAAGCTAAATGCCATTTATATTTCTCCTCGTGTTATACTTCGTATCTTACCTCTAGTGTAATTTCTCCTACACCAAGAGGATTTAATAATCCTTCGTCGTCGCTTAAAGATAATATTCTTATATCAGTACTAAGGTCATTACCATTTACTGTAAGATCATTATTATTATCTAATATAGCTTCGATATCGTCAAAAACTTCTTCTAATCTGTCATGAGCATTCTCATCATTAATATAAATCATTATATTTACAGTAAGAAACGCCCACTTAAAATTTCCGGGTAAATATTCTCTGATTTCTCCCGATGCATATATGCATATACTTGGATAGTCATCAATTTCATCCCAGAACACCTGTTTACCTTTTACATTTTCAAATACATTAGTAATGTACGGACTATTCCCCGTCAAATTATCCTTAAATAAATTTACTAATGCCATTATTATTTGTTGTCTTTTATTAGCCACGTAAAGTCACCTTAACCCTTCTAAGCTTTACTATTCTTTCTTCTTGTAAAATTTGTCTAATACTAATACCAAAAATTCTTGCAGGACTTCTACCTATTATAGCCATTCTACTAGAGGAACCTTTTTCAAATACCCCATAAGGTTGTCTCATATATTTGACTTGGGCATCAAGTGCATTTTTTTCCCAAGAAGGTAGTAACTTTTGTAGTTTAGCTGATTTTGCAAATCTTCCTGTTCTATAATTTAAAACTTTTTTAGATCTACCTTTTCCCATATTCTTTTGAATTTTATCATGGAGTTTTTTATTAATTAAATCTATTATTAATCTTATATTAGTACTTTGTACATTGGCCTCGCCTCCCGGTGGCCGGTCTTTACGACTACCCATAGCGGGGCCATATACAGGTATTTCTTTTTTTCCTTTAGCACTTGCTCTATACTTTTTATTTTTGTAATATTTTGATCTTTGTATTTTACCCTTATGAAATAGTTCCTTTATACCCTCTTTATACATATCCAATATAGTGGGGGAAAAGTTATATACAGTAACTAAATCTGCCTTAACACTTTTTATAAGTTTCTTAAATTTCTGAGTTACTGCGCTTAGCTTACCACCTTCTAATTGATTGGCCCCAGTAGATTCTGCTATAAGAAATGTTATATTTGCTTGATTTCTTTCAGATTGTCTAAACAGTTTTGTTTGCAAAATAAGTTTTGTATCTATACGTCTCGCTTCTTCTCTATATTCTATTAATTGTAGTTGTTCTTTAGCATAAAAAAGTGAAGTTATTGCTGTAATTTTTCCTTTGCTTCCAGAAAAAGATTGTATATTTTTATTAAGGGGACCAAATGTATGTCCGACATCAAATCCTTGATGCTCTCTTTTAGCTCTACGAGCTAAATCTTGACCTGTACCCTTTTTAAACTTAAAAATACCCCTAACTATGTCTACTTCTAATTGATCTTGTTGAACATTTCCGCCCTCACTCTCAAGTCTTGGATCAATACCCCCTATAATTACAGAATTCATAATCGCATCTTGTTGATGGGCTTCTTGTCTACTAAGAGCTATACTTTTTATAGCATTATTACGTATAGTATTTCTTACTGCAGTAGCCATCTCTTGTATAGCTCTTACATCCTTACCATACACTAAAGTTCTTCTTGAATTCTCCCATTCCAAAGCTTTAGGTCTTTTACGTACCTCAATTTCAATAGCAGCCCTAAATCTTATTTCAACACTATCTACTACATCTTTCATATTTATTGTAGGAAATTTACGTTTTATAATAGCTTTATGTTTATTAACTAATACTACTAAAACTCTTCGTTCTATAGAAAATAAAGCTTCATCAGCTCTTTGCTCACTTCTTGAAGTACCTGAACCCTTCTTTGTTCCTGCTAAAGCTGTAGCTAATCGTTGATTAAATATTCTATATGTAGATACAGTACCCCCTCTTATTTGAGTGCTTGCCATTACGGACTATACCTATATAAATCTAAAATTCTTCGTATATGGGGTGGAAAACTATTAGCTATATAAGGTATAGGATTATCTATAGTAGCCCCCAGCATTGATTTACCTGGAATATTTTCTCCAGATTCATAATAGTGTACTAAATCAATCATACAAAGCTTTAAATCTTCTGGTATAGTATCTTCTGTATATCCTGCGGTATAAGTTATTTCTAAGCTTCTATAAGGTACGTTGTACGAATCAATAAAATTATTAACAACTTGCTGAGTAAAAACTGTACCTTCTTCTAAGTCTACAAAATAACCAGAAGTAGTAGAGTCAGCTTCCACTAGTGTAGTTTGTGTAATACCACCATCGGGGGAAGTTTTTACAGACTGTACAGTTAAAACTGGAAATTCTTTTAAATAAACTATATTAGTTTGACCGTCATGCCACTCAACTTTAGCAGTATCTACAGCTGAGTATGCTGTAAATTTCCTATCACAATATTTTTCTATAAGCGCAGTACATTGAGTAATAAGAGTTTGGAATTTTCCATCTCTTTTAGTACTTTCAATGCTTTTTGCTTCCTTATAACAATCTAAAGTTATTAATTCTGACATAATATTCCTACACAGTAAAGAGTGGGGGAGTATTCCCCCACTCTTCTAACAATATAAATCCTATCGATTAAGATGCGATTTGTAAGTTTACTGTAGCTACTCCACTAATAATATCATTAAATGCGAATCTACGACTAGAAACAATAACTCGTTTCTGATTGATAATATCGCGATCAGCTTCTGTCATAATACCACGAAGCTCACCTTTAATAAAGTTAGAAGGTTTAACTACTATTCCTAATGTTGTTCCAGCTGTACCAGTTGTAATGGCTGCATTGTCAAACATCTGTGAAACCAGTACTTTAACACCAAAGATACTACCAACTTCACCTGTGTGAACTGTAGCTTTAGGACCATAAGTATTAACATTCTTAAAGTCATCTAAGGTCATTAGACCATAATAAAGGTCATGAGATACTAAGAAGGTTAGTGCACTAGAGTCCAGACCATAAAGTCCTAGATTTCTACGTAATGTAGCGACTACATCTTCTGTTAAGTTAGCTTCCCAAGCTGCTCCGCCTGCGATTTCAACATCTACAGTACTTCCACCGCGACCTTCAAGACCTAAAATAGGATCGTAAGAAGCAGTTGTTAGTACACCACCGCCACGTAAGAAGGCTAGATCAGATGTGCGTGCCATTCTACGAACGACAGCTTCTGTGATGATCGGAGCTAATGCTACGATGCTATCTTCTTCTTCTTCATAACCAATATACTCACGTGTTGCTAGCTTGTAGGCAATCAACACTTGCTCATCGATCTCATGCTCAACTGACGTACCAGTAGAGGTATTTAAACCAGTACCAGTTTCATCTGCAGGATTACGGCTTGAACGGAATGCATTACTATGCACCCAAGTCGCATCACCAGCTTCTGGATTGATAGGCATGTTAAGTGTAGGAGTACTCATTGGAATACTTGAGAAAAGAGGTTCAACAACTAGTTGTTCTCTTAAAGCATTATGTACGCGAGTACTATACTCATCTTCCCATTCGCCTGTTACACCTGAATCCCAGTGCTCCATGTTAGATTTCTTAACAAGTTCTTTGAATGTTTTAGTATCAGTAATATCAATACCATATACTTTAGAAGCATACATCATACCATCTTTGACATAGGTAGGGATATCATCAAACTTTTTCCCGTCCATTGTATATGTCATCTTACTTTCTTTATTTTCTGCGGCTAAAGCTTTTTCAACTTCACCGTTATCATGTTGCTCTTTAAGAGCCTCTCTAATGCCTTCTAGAGCTTCGGACATAGTTTTGTCTTTTTCCTCTAGTTCTTCACGTAAATCTTTGATAATACGTTCAGCGGCTGTTTTTGCAGTGACTTCGACTTTTTTAGCGGCTTCCTTAGCTGCGTCATCTGCTGCTTTTTTACTTGCTTCTTCTGCTTTAAGGTCACCCTTAACTATTGAAGAAATTTCTCGTGCTAAAGCGGCAACATCGATAGTATCGACTGCTGTTTCCTTTGTTTTATCTACCATTAAAGTCTCCTCACTTTTGATAAATTGATTTCTAAACTCTTTGTAATCTTCAGGATTAGAAAAGTTTTTTTCTATACTGAAAAGTGCATTTTGGTTGGCAGGTATAGATACTACGCTAACCTCGAAAAGTTCTAACTCTTTGATCATAAAAATACCAGATTTAGGATCGAAGTCAGCTTCTTTAATCATAAACCCAACACTAAAGGCAGAAAGAATTCCTTCTTTAATTAGGGCTATAACATTACCTGCTAATTTGCTAATTTTAGCTGTTATCTTTAATCCATTATCAACTGCTTCATGATCTATAGTTTTACCTATTGGTTGTGAAGGATCATGAAAAGCCAAAACAATTGGATTTTTCAAATAGTTAGCTAAAGCACCTTTTTTCTTCCAAGCATCTGATGCAATAATATCGCCAGAGCGATCCTCATCATTGGTACTGGCAAGACCTGAGATAATAAGTTCTTCTTCCTCACCCTCTACTGCTTTAGTAGTGAAGGGTACACAAAGATTTAGAACTTTGTCTTTAGTTAGCATATATTTTTCCTCGATTAAAATTAATCGTTTTCATCTTCAGGATTATCTTCTTCAGAGTTATCCTCTTCAGGATTATCGTCTTTAGGAGCTCCCCCTAGAGATGGGTCTACAGCGCTACCTGCAATATTAGCTGGAATCCTCAAGTCATCGGCTGCTGGATCCTTTATAGGTTCGAGTCTTAACTCGACGCGCGCTTCATTTGGGGTCATAATACCCCCGTTTACTAAGCCTGTAAAATACTGTCCCGCTACTGCCAATTCAGGTCGTAAAGCTCTCACTTTAACAACATCTGGTTCCATATCATAAGCAAAAAATCGCTCATAAGAACTTATAAATTTAGACACAAGCGGTAAAACTGTCATTTCATAAAATAGCTGTATATTTGGTCTTAGGTTAGCATTATTACCACTATTTAATAGTACGGGTGGTACTCCTAATGCTTTTAAAATTTTGATTTCATTCTTGTCAATAGAGTTTTCAAACTCTAATTCACTTATATTAACATTACTTAAAGGATTGACCTTTAAGTCCCCGTCCAAGATCATTGGATTGCGACCCCCATCTTTTGGGTTGTAACGTTGACGCCACATTTGTAACATCTTTCTTTTAATTTTAGCACCTAGTATATTAGGTGTCTGAATAATTAAACCCGGGATAGCCCCATTCTCAAAGAAATTCTCTTGGAAGTTTAACATACTCTTTAATATTGATATACTACCCCTAGTACAATGTAATCTAGATAAACCCACATATTGAGACTCTGCATTATTATCTCTAGTATGTATAATCTCTTGCGGTGTAAATCTAATATTTGTTGATCCAAAAGTATAATGACTTATTTTATTTTTATCGTGTGAATGAACTTCCATTAACTTAGAGGGTAAATAATATAATTCAATTCCATCCCAGTATTGATAAGCGTTACCCGTTAAAATAAAGTCCATTACCAGTTCACGTCTAAAAGTACTTACATCTTCATTATGATTAGGTCGAAAATTTAGTATAGTAAGTAGAGTCTTTTGTCTTTGTCTACCTTTATCATGAACTGGTTTAGTAAGTAGAGGCCCAGTAATATTCACATCAATTTCTATGGAAGAATCAATAATCATATCCACGCCACGACGTACTACTTCTATTGAGTCATAACTTCTTTCAAAGAAAAATCTATTTCTAGAACTACCTTGGGATTTCCCCTCATCATCCTGAATTTCAGGCTGCCCTCTATGTTTCCATCTATACTCTAGTTGTCTTAAATAATTCATAATAAATTATAGGACTGTAAGTTTCCCCATGAATCCTATTGTCTCTCCTTCTGGATTAGTCATTTTGTAACTCATACCCCTGACGAGTTTTAATTCGCCAGTGGGAGTTTCAAAATTAAAGTCAATACTGATTTCTCTATCCTCTTTAACCGAATCAAACCAAGCCTTTACAACGCGTTCTCTTTCTTTTGGGGCTATACAATTGTGCCAGCCATTCCCCATAACTTCAGAGGGAGTACGTTCCACCAACCTAGCGTAAGTACGATTTATCCAAGTACATTTTCCTTCAGCATCCATTTCACAGTGAGCTATACCATCATCTGATAGTAGTGCTCGCTGTCTTTCTCCTATATAATTTACAGTATCATAGGTTCTATCTACCCGATCCTTCAATGACGTTCCGCCATTTGGCATTAGTTCTTGAAAGATATGTTCAATTTTATCACTTGTATTAAAGCAAACTTGAAGTTGAGTAAACAAAGGCTTAATTCCCTTTTTCCAAATAAATATTAATGTGGGTATTAATACTATAGTTATGATAATATATATATCATACAACTCGGCTAGTCTAGTCCACAATCCTTCTTCTGGCATTTTTTATTCCTCTGAATATCTGCCCACCTCTTTTGCTTGGGAGCAGTTGCTAAAGCCGGACGCTGACTATATACAGTATGCAGTCGCTTATGGCAGGTTTTACATAAAGTTACTCCGTACTCAAACATCTCGTACGAGTGACTTTCTATGAAATCGTCGCGGACAGCATAAATATCTTCCGCCGAATTAACTATTATTTTATTATCTTTTAACCAGTTATCAAACAATATATCCACAGTAAAGAAGTGATGGTAATCTAATGACCCATCAACTTCACAAATATAACAAAGAGCTTCCTTAGGATAACGACTCTTTGCTCGATCACGGACATATTTTATTGGTATCCGTTTAAGTATAGACATAACAATTATTAAGGTTGTATTTTATTTTTTTCTTCATATTTAAATAAGTATGGCATATTTTAACCACCATGTCAAGAAATATTTTTAGTTTAGGTGTATGAAAATTTTCCTCAACCATCTAATGATGCTAGTATATACCACAGTACTAATAATCCTATCGTCCCCCAAAGTCCTACCCAAGAATATAGTGCAGTAATTATAGCCCACAATAAGAAAATTGCTAGTACTATAAATAGGCAACCGTTCATTATATTTTCCTTTAGTTTAAGTGGGCTATACCTTCCACGCGTATATAAAGCTACAAGAGCACTTATGTCCGCTGTTCTAGTTTGAAGTAAATAAATTACTAGAAATAATTTATTTGGTATAGCCCAGAATTATGTGATACCACCCATACTGCGTTCGTAAGTATAGATCGCATATCGAATTGCATCAGCACAATGCGAAGCGCGATTGTGTTCTGGTTTCTGAGTTTCTATATTCCAACCCCCTTCATCTACGTTACCTTTCCATTTATAGTTACGCAGCGCATAAATGCTTTCTACACATTCGTCATGTACTATCAATCTATTGTTATCAATTACGGCGCCTACCGCGCCGATTCCGTCGGTTCGAGACTTGATTGCTTTGACAGTAGAAATATCATAAGTAGCTGCTAGGTCATAACGACTTTGAGCGGCTGCGGAATCTGCAAATATATAATCTAGATCCCAGCGCTCTACTCGTGAAGCTATTTCTTCGGCGTGTGCAGCAGTTGTTCTTTCAACTGCTACGTATTCGTCAACAAGATAATATACGTTGTGGCCGTCTGAGTCTTCCCAAGTTAACATTATAACCAGGGCAGTCTGATCGCGGAAGCCTAAATCAAGTCCAGCTATAACTTCAATTCGTCCAGGTGAAGCTAATACTTTAGTAATTAGCGGAGTCAAATCTTGTATACAGTCTTGTTCCAGTTCCCAAATCTGACCTTCGAATGTTACAAAGTTGGCCATGTACTCTTGTTCAAATTCAGCAAAGGACATAGTCTTTCTAGCGTTAGCTACAGCACGTTCCGAAGCCCGAGGATTCTCATGGTAGTCAGCGTGTATAGATAGCCATTCAGATAGCAATGGATCTTTATTAAATCCACGTTCGAAAAATTCTCTAAACCAGTTATCTCCACGTGGTGTAGATATAAATAAACATTTTGATGCATACTTATCTAGAGTGGGTAACAGTGCAATATTAAATGCCTTACCCCCACTGTCGTTTAGGGCCGCTTCGTCAAATATGATGAGATCATAACTACGACCAACGGCCGAGTCGACACGCGATATAGAAGCAATACGTATCATACTACCATTTGCTAATTCTAATATACGGTCTTTCGAGTTGTCACGAAGAGTTTCAACATCGAATTTTTTTAATAGTGTGTGTTGTAAGTCCCAACTAATACTAGCCAACGAGTAGTCAGGTGCAATAATTAATACAGTAGTACCCGGCATTAATGCTACACATTGCAAAATGATATTTGCAATGAAAGTTTTTCCTACTCGACGGGAAACACATGCTGTAATAAACCTATATGAAGGTCTATTTATAGCATTAATTATCGCATTCTGTACTCGGTTCGGCGTTATCCCTAGCAGATTCAAGTAGTTCTCTATAGGGATTTTCAGGAACCTCTCCTCCGCTGGTAACAAAGTCACTTGGTCCAATTCCAGGGAGGGATCTGATATTTTTAACATCTTTTAATTCTTCTATTGTGTATTCTTTTCCAGAGTCACCAATGATAACTCCATATTTAGTTTCTTTTAAAAAGTCAATTGCTCTTTCTAATGTAATTTCTTTTTCAGCAATTAACTTTCTTTTGTTTGCTCTTACGTACGCAGTATATTTAAGCATTGACTAATTTCTCCATAAGTTTACCATAATTTCCCTTACCGTAAATATTAAATTGAGTATTTTTTTGTATTCCTGGACCAATTTTTTCAATATCAGCCTGCAATAATTTAGACATATCCATTCGCATTTTGTGATGTAATGCAAGTAGGTCAGCGATATCTTTGTTAGAACCAATATCTGCTTCTTCTAATTCGACCCACTTTTTATCTATTAATCCGTCTAATTTTTCCGCTATCTTAACCATAAAACGATATCCGTTCTCTCGAAGAATACCGTTAACATAAGTTTTTATTAAAGGTTGTTGTAAAGTTGCTGAAATTTCGTGGGTAGGTAAATCTAAACTATGGCTGGTTTCAATTAAGGAACAAGCATTTGCTAAATAAGTATTTGCGATAGCTGCTCCTTCTGGACTGATGGCCGCGGGAAGTGCATCCTCTGAATAAGGTTTTAATTCATAATCCATATTACTGTTGGCCAAAATTGGGTTTAAAAAATGGATCGGGTATTTTAGTATTTTGGGTAATAGGAATTGTGTAGTGTGCGGTGGGTTTATCATTCAACTTTTGAATAGTTATTTCCCGTCTATTAATCTTGTTTAATTTAATGAAATGTATACATTCCTGCTTTGCTCCTTCGAACAATATATTATTATTTAAGTCTTTAACAGTTAATTTCATGAAAGTGATCTCCTAGTATATAAATAGTTTACCATAAAATTAGCGTCAGGTCAAGGACTATTTTTAAATTAGGTGTATTTGATTTTTGCACCTTAAAAGGTAATTTGAAAAATGTGGGTGTTACACGTGTGGGTAAGTCCATATATAAGCATATGCGCATAGTCTAATAACCGCCCCTATACGAATGAGAATCATTCGCATTTGGAGGGTGCCCGCGGCCAGGTTATCCACAGGTTATCCACAGGTTATCCACAGGTTATCCACAGGGTTATCCACAGTCGAAATTCTTTACAGCCAGGAATGGCATAGGTATGCCATTCTCTAATAACAGGTGTCGGGATTCTTTACAACAGGGTAGATTGTTGACCGATGTGGAAACTAGAAAGATGGTATAACTCGTTGATATATAAGGTGAAACCTGGACTTGGCACAAGATCTGCATTTATATAGGTGAACCATTCATCCTCTCTACCGGAGACACCTATGAGAATTTTCAGCTCGCTGATGACCGGCTTGATCTTGGCATCCATCGTTTACGGTTGGATGTTCCTTCACTCGCCCGAACAGGTTGCCGCGCGCTGCGCTCGTTATGACCTCGAACGCTCGTTCGACGATTGCCTCAAATCCAAACCCTGCTCATACCGAGCGGGTCGACTGGCTGAGCGACGCGAATACATCGCCTACCAATCGAACACGTACGACTGTCCCCATAACCGGAGAACGAAATGACCACGATCCAACTACCGCTCAATTGCTCAAAGCTCGACATCGAAGTGGCGCTTCTTGAGGCGTCCGTTGCGAATCGCAAGGAAGGCTACAGCCACATCGCCGACGCACAGGTTGAACGTGCCGAGGCAATCGAACTGATCGAAGAGATGCCTGATCGCGGAGACGGTTGCGTCTGCCATTGCGATCAGCGTGACCCGAACGAGATCGCCTGCTACCTGAAGTCGGACGAACTGGATGCCACGCGCTGGGCACTCGGTCGCATCACGTTTGGTGACCTCGAAGATGCCATCGACGTTCGGGCTGTTCACTCCGCCTACCGAGAACTCGAAGCGATCTCCGATTCGCTCTAGACCGATCTCCGGTCGCCCCGCTGGCTTCCATAGCAGCGGGGCTTTTTCTTGCCTCCGATCTTCGGCCTGGGACTGGACCTGGAGCCAGGGATGCGAATGAGAATCATTCGCATTTGGCTGCGCCAGACAACTTTCCTTGCGCCCGCGGCATATTAGCACATGCGCATATACTAATACACGTGTCGGGCACCATCGAATGCGAATGCGAATCATTCGTGTTACGATTCGCATTTGGCAGGGTGCCCGAAATAACTACCTACGTCAATAGGTACATTCCACGATTGACTGGTTTCACATGAAACGATATAATTCGGTTTCAGATGAAACCATTTGACGGGCAGATCGGCCTGCGCGCAGCGCAGGCGC